CTTCGGGTTTGGTCGCTTTTTCGGCCGGCGGTCTTAAAACAAACCTAAATCTCAGAGCGCACTATTAGAAGAATCATGGACGCATCAAACCCAGTAATTACAGGTGAAAGAACAACTGTTGGAGAGTTCATGAATGAGAGCATCATGCTCAAGCGCCAGGACTACAAAGTCCTCGACGGTCTTGTGAAGGATGGGCGAAGAGTTTTTGTGCCCGAATGTGATAGCGAGGAATTTGAAGTTCCCCAGGGCCTGGTTAAGAAGGTTTTAGTATCAGGCGTGGTCAAAGGGGGTGAGGGACAGATTGAGCCCGACATTGAAGTGAAGCTAGAGAAAATCCTGGTTTCGAAATTTCATCCAATCGGCGTTTGCCAGATGGGAGCCAACGTGGGAGTAGCGCGGAAGTTCCCCCAGAGAAAGAGGATTGAGAGAGCAGTCTACAGTCTGCTTCTCTACAATCAGGAGGCATTTCAGCACATCGAGAGGCTTACATTCTCCGGAGGAACCAAAGCCGGTTTCCTGAAGAGGCTGAACCTATGGGCAAACCGAAAACCTAAGCTCATGAGCCCTGTTTTAAAACAGTGGGGCTTCAACGGGCTGGATATTCTGCGTGAGCGGATGCCTGTTGCAAGAGAGCTTGTCGATTGGAAGAAGGGAATCAGCGAGCTGCTTGATGGAGTGACCGTCAACAAAACATCCGGAGCTGGGCCTCCGTTTTTCCAGCCGAAGCACAAATGCTTCGATGATGTGATGGCCGCTCTAAAGGAGCTCGTGGATGCGATCAGCAATGGAACCTTCGAACAGTTCATCTCGAAGAATCCAGAGCTGATGATGTCGGAATGCAAGAACAAAATGGACCGGTACGAAATAAACAACATAATGGAGAAAACCCGTCCCTACTGGAGCTTTTCAACTCCAGCTTCTCTCCTGATCAGCATTCTATGCCAAAGCTTTTCGTCTTCAATTTACACCTTTGACGAAGGAAAAGGCTCGAATGCCTACGGCTTCTCTTACGCCCATGGTGGTGCGAAGAAGCTGTGGGATTGGATGACTTCCACCAAGGAAGGAGAGACGAAGTTCATTGTCTACGGAGATGACACCAAGATGGTTTGGAGAAAAAATGGAACATTGTACGAGGTGAATCCCGACTTCGTCCAGATGGATGGGTCGGTTGATCGAGACACGGTGGATCTCACTGTGGACTATGTCATCAAGTGCTTTGAAAAACAACATGGAAATTCGGAGTTCTTCAAATTTGTTGGAGAGATGTGGAAGAAGTTGGCTCTAGGGTCTTCTTTCTTCCTGGATGGAACAAAAGCCTATTCGAACAAAACTGGGCTTTTGACAGGTGTCGTTGGAACAACGTTATTTGACACTGTTAAAAGCATGCTTGCGTACCACCTTTTCATTCACCAACGAAATGACCCC